GCGGAAGTGCTCGGACACAGCTGGCGTTCCCAAGATGAGAGAGTCATCTCCGCCATAGGCCTGAGGTGTACGGGCCAGGGCATGGTAGGTATGATTAGTCAAAGCCAAATTGCGAATAGTGTTAAATAGAAACGTGAAACGATTGCCGGAGTGTTGCATAAAGCGGAGGTTACGACCTCGCGCGGTGGTGCTAGTGCTTTCATGGAGGTACTGCTGTACGTAGGCCGCGGGGATACCAAGTTGGCCCATGAGCCAGCAGTCGAACTTGATGAAGGGAGCGTCGATGCTGCTGTCCCAGGCGGTGTAATCGGTTTCCGTGAAAGAGTTGGTGGTAAGGTGTCGGGCAGACCATTTACGCAGGTCCTCGGCATTTCGGCGCAGATGGAGATAAACATGCTCGGGGCACTCGTCGAGAATAACCTTCTCAATGAGCAGGGCCATGGTGGCATCGCGGAAGGTTTTCTGAGCGGCGAACTCGACAATGGTCTGGCCTGCGTGAGCGTCGGAGCCCCACTTCTCCTTCTTGCGGTTGTCTTGTTCTTTGAGGAAGTCACGGGTGTCTTCCAAGGTCCAGCCGACGAACTCCGAACCGAGTTTGCGTTGGATCTGAGCCAGGGTGCGCTTGGAGGTCCAGGACGTGAAAACTTCTTCGGAGCATTGGTCCAACAGGGCTGTGAAGTCGCGAACTTGGCGGAACTTCGGGAAGATCTGGGTGAAGCCCTGCTTCAGATGTGACAAGCGCGACGAAGTAGAATGGGCGGAGAGGGCCGCGATATTTTCAGCGGGCGTGGCGAAATGTAGGCGCTTGGCACGAGACATCTCCACGGTGGCGCGGTCCATGCGGGAGTGCTTCTTTGAGGCATAGTGCTTATTGGGCCGGAACTGGTAAGAGAGAACACCGCGAAACGTTTTTTCGCGGTCCATGGTGTCTTTGGCTACCGGTTGCTGAAACTGCAGGATGGGATCGACTGGAAGAGCTGGTGGGGGGAGGAGAATTGGAGCGGAAGGGGTAGGGGGGGGTTGGGAACGGTCGAGAGAAAGGGCGGGATGATGAAAGGTCATGGCCATATGAGCGTTGGCGCGTGTGATGGGAGCGGAAACGAGGGACGGGATGCCGTCGGTTCGCGCGCCTACAAAGGCGAGGGGGGGGGCAGTAGGGCGTAAGGAGGGGACAGAACGGCGAATATGTTCAGTGACATGACGGGCGATAAGACGCTGAGGGTCACTGTTGAGGTGCAACAGGGCATGCTGAGTGTAAGCGGAGGTAGCCGCGATGCTAGACAGGATGGGGCTGGCGCTGAAGGTGCCGAGGGTCGGGGCTAGGGCGGCGGCGTCGAACGAGAGAAATACGTTGCCTTGGCCGCGCGTGAGCCCGACTAGGACAGGGCCGTCTTGCATAGTGCTGGACATGCCGCCTAGGTCTAGGCAGTAGTCGCCGGTGATGTCGACGCCTTGCGAGTTGGACACGACAAAGGTGGGGGTGCCGCCGGCCGACTTGGTTTCGGCAAAGCGGGGGGAGGTGACAAAGAGTGGCAGGGTTGGGGGGGGTTGGGAGACTAATAGTAATTGGCCAGGACGAACCGAGGTGCAGGGGAGACCAAGAACTTGAGCGACGCCAGGGGCAAGGCGGTGAGTAATGGTGGCGTAGTTGGCGTTAGGGAACGTGGCCATAATGAACTTGCCCAAGGAGGGGTAACTGCGGGTCTCGGTGTTGGGCACGGGGAACGCAGAATGTGACTGGGCGGGGTCGCCTGTGAGGATAATGTGGACCAGATGGGGGTTGTTGAACATCAGAAGATCGAGGGTGCCGGGAGGGAACCGAGTGAAGTCATCGAGCACAAGGACGGAGCCGGTTTGCTTGCGGAAGACCTCGTAACCATCTGAATACTGGCTAGACAAGGCGGATGGGCCAAGGGGGGTGGAAGTGGGGGGACCAGAGAGTGAATCAGAAGCAACGAAAGTGGAGGGGAAGGCCCAAGTGACTTCTGTAGGGTCGATGCCGTTGGCGGCGAAATATTGGCGGGCCGCCGTGGTCTTGCCGCAACCAGGCACGCCCAAGAACAAGGTTATGCGGACCCGGGCGGTATCGCAAAACTTGGCGCAGGCGTAAACCTTGGTGGGGGTGGCATGGTCAGAGTCGGCCGTGAGCCAGATAGACCGGTTGTTACGCAGGTCATTGCCTAGAGCTAGGGCAACGGGGCGACTGTTGGTATAATGATCTTCGGTAGCGACCAGGGCAACAGCGGGCAACGGGGTGTAAGCGTTGATAACCGGGGGGGGGGGGAGACCCATAGTGGTGAAGTAGTGGGTGGAAAAGGGGGTGGGGGCACCAACATTGTTGAGCGCGGCGTAACCAAGCGCATAGGCTGCAGGGAAGGCGGCAAGCAAAGGCGCAAAGAGCGCGGCGGAGAGAGTGGGGGCGGTGTACCCGACCATGGTAGGGTGGGGGGGAGGATTATAACCGGGTGGGGGGAAAGGGCCTGGGGCGACGGGGAGGGTGTTGGGACCGGGAGGGGCGAGGAAGTTAATGACGTGAAAGACGGTAATCGGGACGCCCTGGGCGTCGAGGAGAGTGGTGGGTATAGTGGTGACCTCGAGGTTAAGGGTGGGGAAGTTTGGGGACGCAGCAACTTGTACGAACAGGTCGGCGGGGAGGGGCTGCGCATTATTGGCAAAACGCGTAGTCAGGCCGACGTTGAAGAAACGACAGGCGAGGGTCATTTGTGAGGGCGTAACCAAACCAATGTGGTTGTGGGGAAGTAGATCGCCGCCAGGCTGGGAAGCGAAGAACACACAGGCCAGTTTGCCAGCGTCGATGCCGACCACAGTGGACAGGGCTTGCCAGAAACATGAAAAGTTGGGATCAAGGGCGTTAACGGACGGGGGGAGGGCGAAAAGGCCGTTAACCATGTTCTGGAACGTGGTGTTGTCCGTGTTGAAGAACCAACTACGATAAGGGTGGGTGAGGGCACCAGGAAGGGGGCCGGCTTGTGTGTAGATTTGCTGGCGGGAAATACCGGCATGAGGCTGGGGGACGATGGGTTGTGGATAATTAGGCACGAAGATGCCGGGTACGGCAGGAGCGTTAGGAGGAGGGGCCTGAAAATTCGGAGCGGGGGGGGGAACGAAAGTACCATAGCCATCGAGGGGGGTGTTGAAAGGCGTCGATAAGGGCAGGAGCAGCGGGGTGGCTCGGGCTGCAGGGGTGAAGAAGTGAGCGACCCATACCAAGGACCCGAACAACAGGGCGAACAAACTCCGACAAAAATAAAACGGAAAGAAAATAAAGGACCAGCCCTGAGGAGCAAAGTTAAACCAACGAACAAACAAGACCGGAAGAAAAGTGTAGTGCAACGAACCTAAGATAGACAAAACCAAGAGGCCACGTGGCAACCAAACAAACAAACCAAAGTGGTAGGTGCTGGTGAAGCCTTGGTAGATGGTGTGTAGCACGTTGCCAGGACGCCACCAGAAGCTGTCGACATACCGGGGGAACAAAGTAGAGAAGGCATACCAACTCAGAAAGCCCTGGTACAAATAGCCGTAGCCGGGACGGGCGAAGAGGTGTTGATCGCCGACCCCGTACACAGCAGAAACAAAATGTAAAAGAGAGTAGTCGGCGTAAGCCTGCAAGCCCAAAAGTGACAAAGATCGATGATAAATGGAGCGCAGAGCGTGGCGAACCACGGAAGGAGCAGAAAAAGACACAGAGAAAAAACCTAAGTAAGTCAACCATAAAATGAATGTGGAAATAGCGACACGAGCGGGTGAAACTTCCAAAGCAAATACGTAAAACTGCAAACGGGCCCAGAGGGCCGAGAAAGAAAGGTCCTTAAAAAGAGTCTCGACGATATGGGTGACAATGACCTTTGGGACGACCCAGGAGCCACAGCAGAAGTTGAGCAGGGCGTAGGCGCCGAGGTATGTGTGTCCAGAGCGTGCATAAAGGTCGACAGCAGGCAGGTACTCACGGGAAGTCCAGGAGGTCGGGGTGGCGTAGGCGGCGTCATAAGGATGGGGCTCGACGACTAGGCTGTCTTCAACATCCATGTTCATAGCAAAGCCGTGTTGGAAAACGCTAACGAGCGTAGCATAAGGAGCGTAAATAAAACGCGGAATGAAAAACAATGAAAAATAAAAGAGATCACGAAAGCCGGTGCGCATGTGAGAGACTTTAAGGCGATGAGCCAAAAGGGCAGCGGCTTGACCTTCTGCGTAGGGTATCTTCGCGAGCATGGCGGCCTCTATCTGGGCGACTTTGGCATGATAATCCTCAACGGACGTGCCAGGGTAGCGGTCTTGGAAGCTGATAATCTTCTTCAGCAGCGTGGAGCGGCAGCGTCTGTGAGGTGCAGAGACAAGTGGAAGTAAAAAGGAAGGGATGGTGATCCAGTCACCGAGCTGTAAGAGACGGTGGGTTTCGGGGAGGGAATGAACACGAGAAATAAGGAAAAGCCGATGGCTGACGAAGCTTTCCAGCTCGGTGACGTGGAGGAAGGAGCCGTCGGCGAGGTCGATTCGGCTGCAAGTGAGCCAGTCAGAGGCAGATGCTGGTTCAAAGTACTGACCGGCAAGATGGCCTTCGGGGACGTAGAGACGGCCACCTCGTACGGGGATGGTCTTATAAACGTCAGGGAACTGGTCGGGCAGATTGGAGTGGCCCTCGACACTAATAACGGAGGTTGCGAAGAGGTGGTGCAGATTTGGCGAGCGCTCGAAGAGGGAAGCGACGTCGGCTGGGTTAAGCATCTGCAGCACGTCTAGCATGACGGCGAGGGAGGTGGTGACGATAGGCGCGGCGAAGATACCATTGGTGAAGCGTGTCAAGTCCTTGCCAACGAGGATAGAGTTGCACATGGCGGTGGCAGCGGCAACAAGGGGGTTGCCAGGGAGGGGCTTGGCAGACAGCAAGGTGAAATCTTTGCCCGACACAACGCCGTGGACGAGGCCCTCGAAACGAGCCCGGAGGGCAGCGTGGAAAGGATGGTTGTGAGGGCGGCCGTGCTCGTTAACAGAGATGGCGGCTTGAGCGCATAAAGGATGGAGGTGGCGGGGGATTTCCCATTGGGTGCGGGTGGCTTGACGGGACCGGGCGATAAAAGCGCCAAGCTCGGGAGACAGTGCGGCAGAGGCCATTGGAGTACGCAAGAGGTCTTCGAGGGCGCCGATGCGGACGCGGCGGGTGAGACGGAAAACGTTTTGGCCAGCTCGGCGATGCCAGGTGCCGATGCGGACCATATGGGCGGGAAGTAGGGGCTGTAGAGACAGGTAGCCCAACCGCATTATGGCGCGGGTGTAGGCGGGGTAAGCGCCGAGGGCTTTAAGGTCGAGATGGTAGGACTGCTGAGGCAGAACGGCCACGTAGCAGTACCCGGGAACGAGAGACAAGGCACGCCGGGAAGCGTTTGAACGACGAGCCTTGGAGGAGGGCAACGGGGCGATTGCTCGGGCGAGCAGGGAAGCGACCAGCAGGATAAAGCAGGTCAATAGCGGGACATAGGGGAGAAAGGCGGGCGCTTGGAATTGTACCAAGGTTGTAAGGGAACGAGACGCGACGGGCGGAATGGAGGCATATGACAGGCAGTGGCAAAAGAGAAGGAAGACCCAGGGGCGGAGGGCGCCGAGCGCCGGGAGGCGCGGCGCCATAGCGAGTGGGGTCGAGCTGTTGTGAGAAAGTGGGAAAGATTTACGTTGGCAGTCAAGGTGGGTGGTTCGGCTTAAATCCGGAATGCCTTCTATCGATAAGTACCCTTCGTAGGATCCGGTGGCCATTACAACCCCGGTCCCACGACCCACACACCACTTTTGGTGATGTATGAACCGCTCG